CGTGCAGCTGTCGGCGACGTACGGCGACGCGTGGCAGCCGGGCCCGCGGCTACTCGAGTGGACGCGTCAGCAGGCCGCTGTCCGCACCGTGGCGCCCGGTGAGCTGACGCTGCCGATCCCCGAGGGCCTCACACCGTGGCCGCACCAGGTCGCCGGCGCGCGGATGATTGCCGCCACCGGCCGGGCGCTGATCTTCGACGAGCCCCGCTGCTTGGCTGGGGATACCGAGATCGCCGTCAATCGCGCCGGCAAGGGCTTCCGTATCAAGCTGCGCGATCTCGTCTCACGGTTCAACGGCGACGACGCACACCTGAGCGGCCGTCGGTGGGACCCGGCCATCCCGACCTACGTACAGCGCGAGCGCGACGGAGTCGTGCGCCTGGCGCTGATCAAGGCGGCTTGGGCGAGCGGGGAGAAGCCCACCTACACGCTCACCACCGAGCAGGGCCGCACGATCCGCGCCACCGCCGAGCACCCCTTCCTGGCCGATGGCGGTTGGCGCCAACTCGGCGAGCTCACGCCGGGGGATCTCGTGCACGTCATCGGTGAGCAGGCGGCCTGGAATCCGCCCGAGCCGAAACCGAACTACGTCCAGGTGGCCGGGCTCCCCGCGCACCCGTGGGCGCACGGCGTCGGCCGCCGCACAAGTCGGTACCGCGTCGCGAAGCACCGCCTGGTCGCCGAGGCTGCGCTCAACGGGCTCGACTTCGAGGTATTCGTCGACAAGATCCGCGCTGGCGACGTCGGCCGGTTCAAGTTCATCAGCCCGCTCACGCACGCCGTGCACCACCGCGACCACGACTACCTCAACAACGACCTGGCGAACCTCGAGGTGCTCACGCACGAGGAGCACCACCGGAGGCACGCGGCCGAAGGCAAAGCGCGCAGCGTGCTCTACAAGATCGCCAACGAGCGCGTGGCCAGCATCGAGCGGTTCGGCGTCGAGGAGACCTTCGACATCGAGGTTGCCGACGATCCGCACAACTTCCTGGCCAACGGCTTCGTCGTGCACAACACCGGCAAGACCATCACCACGATCCTCGGTCTCGCCGAGCGGCAGCACCGCGGCCGGTTGGGCGGCCCGATCTTCATCGTCTGCCCGGCGTCGGTCGTGGACCCGTGGCTCGAGGCGATCGAGGACTGGGCGCCGCAGTGGCGCGCCGTCGCGTGGGCCGGGCCGAAGCGGGTGCAGTCGATCGGCCACGCCGACGTGTACGTCGCCAGCTACGAGATCGTCGTCAAGGACGCGAAGGACACCAACCCGCGCCGCTCCCCGCTGATCGCGCTCGACCCGCGCGCCGTCGTCGTCGACGAGTGCCACATGACCAAGACGCCCGACAGCAAACGCAGCCTGGCGGTGCGTCGCGTCGCCCGCAACGCGCACGCGTTCGTCGCGCTCTCGGGAACCCCGATCACGCACCACCCGGCGAACCTGTGGCCGACGCTGGTGAGTTTCGCGCCGGGCGCGTGGCCGGCCCGTGAGCGGTGGGTTGCGCGCTACTGCCTGCAGATGCCGACCGAGGACTACGGGGAGGCGATCCTCGGCCTGCACCCCGGCACCGAACCGGAGTTCCGGCTCACCCTGCTCGGCCAGCACCGCCGCGCCGCCCGCGCCGACCTGGGCTGGGCGCCGAAGTCGTACGAGGTGCGCACCGTCGAGCTGCCGGAGGAGTACCGCCGCGCGTACGACGAGTTCGAGTCGCAGATGCTGGCCGAGCTGCCCGACGGTCAGGAGCTGTCCGTCATGGACACCCTGTCGCAGCTGAGCTTCCTACGTCGCCTCGCGTGCAGCGCCGCCGACGTCGAGATCACCACCGAGATCGTCGAGGACGACTACGGCCAGCCCGTCGAGAAACGCCACGTGTCGCTGCACCACAAGTGGCCGAGCTGGAAGATCGACGAGCTGCTGCGGATCCTCGACGAACGCGGCGGCCGCCCCACGATCACGTTCGCCGTGTCGAAGCCGCTGGCCATGATGGCCGGCGAAGCCGCCGAGAAGACCGGCCGGCGCGTTGGGTACGTCGTCGGCGGCCAGACCCGGAAGCGGCGCACCGAGACCCGCAAGGCGTTCCAGCGCGGCGAGCTCGACCTGGTGTGCGCCACCGTCGGCGCCGGCGGCGTCGGCATCACCCTGAACCGCGCCGAGGACCTGGTCTTCATCGAACGCCCCTGGTCGCTGGTCGAGTCCATCCAGGCCGAGGACCGCGGCGTCGGCGACATCAACGCCCCCGGCTGCCACGTCATCGACATCCTCGCCAACCGCACCATCGACACCCGCGTCCGCGCGGTGCTGCGCGAACGCGCCGGCCAACTGGCCGACCTCGTGCAGGACCCGCGCATCGTCGCCGAGCTCCTCGGCGGCGCCTCCGTCACCCGACTCGCCAACCGAAAGGCGTCCTGACCATGCCACCACGCAAGCCGCCCGTCCTGATGGCCGGAGGTCTCACCGGCCGCGTTTACGTCGCGACCCGCTACGTCGAGACGCCCGGCGTCGGGATCGTCGCCCACATCAAGCACGACGTCACCGACCAGTTCCTGCAGCTCGTCCGCACCCTGCCGGTCACCGACGCGATGGTCGACGCGTTCGGCAACGCCTGGGAGGACACACCCGAGGGTGAGCCGGGCGCCCGCCGGCGGGCCGGGCTGCGCGCCGCGCTCGCCGCCGCAACCGTCGGGCTGCTCGCGTGAGCGCGCTGCGGTGCTCCCGGCCGGGCTGCCCGACCTGGGAAATGCCGGCCCTCGTCAACGGTTTATTGACCGACCCGCCCGGGTGGACGAACGTGTCGGTCACCGGCCGGCCGGTGCGCAACCTGCTGCTCTGCCCGGCGTGCGCCACCGAGATCCGCGGCGTGCTCGCGGCCGCGCCCGGCGTCGTCGAGCGGGCCGCCGAAGCAGCGTTCGGTCGCGGCTACGTCAAGGGCCAGGAGGACACCCTCGAGCTGACCGGCGCCGATCGCGTCCCGGACGGGGTGACGCAGCCATGACCGAAATCGCCTTTCGCTCCGACTTCGACGTTCAGCTGATCGAAGTCATGGGCAACGATCACCGCGTCGTCCAGGCAGCCAAGGTGTCGACGCTCGGCGCCGACAGCCTCGCCGCCGATGACTCGGCCGGGCTCGTCCGGTACCTGATGACGAACCGGCACGGATCGCCGTTCGAGCACTGCGTCATGCAGTGGATGATCTCCGCGCCGATCTTCGTGTGGCGGGAGTTCATGCGGCATCGGATCGCCTCGTACAACGAGGAGTCGAGCCGCTATCGCCAGCTGCGGCCAGTGTTCTACATCCCGCCAGCGACACGCCCCAGTGAGCAGGTGGGCAAGCCCGGGGCTTACACCCTGACCAGCAATGCGGACCACCACGACCTCCTCGAGTCCGCGTCGACGTGGATCTTGGTAAAGGCCTACGACACCTACGAAGAGCTGCTCGGCGCCGGCGTGGCCCGTGAGGTCGCACGGCAGATCTTGCCCGTGTCGATCTACTCGACCGCCTACGTGACCATGAACCTGCGCGGCCTGATGAACTTCCTGTCGCTGCGCACCGCCCCCTCGGCGCTGTGGGAGATCCGCCAGGTCGCCAACGCCATGAACCGCGACTTCGCCGCGCGCTTTCCTGTCGTCGCCGCGGCGTTCGACCAGGCCGGGCGGGTGGCGCCGTGAGCGACATGGTCAACCACCCACCGCACTACACGGCACACCCCTCGGGCGTCGAGTGCATCCAGGTCGTCGAGCACATGGGTTTCAACCTCGGCAACGCGATCAAGTACATCTGGCGCGCCGACGAGAAGGGCAACGCGCTCGAGGACCTCCGTAAGGCGGCCTGGTACGTCGACCGCGAGATTCAGCGCCGGCAGGCAGTAGGGCAGGTGAACGCGTGATGGGCACTGTCAGTCTCCGACGGATCCTGCGGTGGGAGATCCCGGTTGATGACCAGTGGCACGAGCTCGAGCTCGGCCCGGACGGTATCGCGCACGTCGCCGCCCGCTCCGCCGATGCCGTCGAGGTGTGGGCCGTCCACGACCCGCGCCTGGTGAAGGTCCGGCGCCGTTTCACGGTCGTTGGCACTGGTCACCCCGTACCGGATCTCACCCGCCACGTTGGGACGGCGCTCGCCCCGCACGGCCTCGTCTGGCATCTGCTCGAGGACATCCGATGACCGCGCTGGTGATCGGTGTCGACCCGGGGCTGACGACGGGTGTGTTCGCCGTCGAGTTCGAGGACGGCGCGCAGCGGATCGGCTATCCGCCCATCGCGGTGCAGATCCACGGCTCGGCCGGTGTCGTGCCGATGGTCCAGACCCTGCTCGCGCGACGGCCGAACCTCGACCACCTGCTGGCCGTCGAGGCGTTCGTCAACTCCACCCGGGCGGCCCGGTCGAGCACACCGATCGGCGGCCGCGAAGCCCGCGCGCTGATCACCGAGCTCGGCGACCTGGGCGTCCACGTCTTCTCCCGCAACGCCTCGATGGTGAAGACCTGGGCCACCGACCACCGCCTCGAAGCGGCCGGCTTCCTCGACTCCACCAAAGGCATGGGCCACGCCCGCGACGCCTCCCGCCACGCCCTCTACGCCGCCGTGCGCTGCGGCTACACCCACGACCCCCTCTCACGGAAGGCGGCAGCCCGATGATGCCCGCGCCGATCGCCCCGCCGCTGCCGCAGCGGCCCTACCTTCCACCGGAGCCGCCGCCCGGATCGGTGATCTGCTGGCAGCAGCAGTTCACCGCCGGCGGGGCCATCTACACGTACGCGGCCGTGCACGTCGCGTGGCGCGGCTGGTTCGTCACCAACGACAACGAGATGCCGTACAGCTGGCCGGCGCTGTTCTACTGGCTGATCGGTCTCGCCGCGGTCTTCGTGGCTGTCGCGTGGGGCCAGTTATGAGCAAGCCGATCAGCGGGCGCCGCATCAAGGTCGACGTGATCCTGTCCGGCGGCCGCGTGAAGCTCGACCTCACCGATCCCACCGACGCGCAGCTCGCTCGCATCACGCGGCTGCTCGAGGAGTGGCTCGACGAGGAGAAGCACCCCTGGCAGCCGCCGGAGGCCGCAGCCCCGGCGGATTCATCGCGCACCGAACCGATCCGTCACGAATCGCTGCCGCCCGAGCAGAGCACCTTGCTGGCCAAGGTCACGCAGCAGGTGGACAAGCCCGTCAAAGTCGCCCTGCCCGAGCCAGCGCCGAAGCGGGTCTCGTGCGGCGTGCTGGACGGGCTGACCGGGCACCGCTGCCGCCGCCCGGCCGGCCACGAGGACGAGAAGCACGCCTGGTGGGGACGCGGGTCGGCGTCGCACAACTGGACCGACCGCGCGCCGGAGCCTGCGCCGGAGCCGGAGCGGCCGCCGTGGACCCCCAGCGGGCCCGAGGCCGAGACCGTCGAAGACGTCCAGGCGGGCCACGCTCAGCCTGACCCGACACCGCTCGACGCCGCCAAGGACCGTCTCGCCCAGGCGCAAGAGGCCTACCGCGACGCGAGGATCGACACCGCTGCCGAGCGCAACCCGACACCGGCGGGTGTGGTGCTGTGCCGGTGCGGGCACGGCGAGCGGATGCACGAGCGTGACGAGCTCGTCGGCCGCGGCCAATGCCACCACGCCGCGTGTGGCTGCTCCGAGTTCCGGGCGGCGGCGTGATGGGCACGGTGATCACGCGCAACCGGATCCACGCCGACGACCGTGACTTCGTCCACCTCGAGTTCGTCGAGGGCAAGGCGCGGGAAGTCGGTGACTGGCTCCGCGCGCACGGCTTCGGGCTGCCGGAGAGCTACGTCTTCCAGGTCGAGGTCGACGTCGTCGACTGCCCGCTGCTGCGCCTCTGGTGGCTGGGCCGGGAGGAGCTGCACGCGCTTCCCGCCGAGGAGCTCGGACGGCTGATGGACCTCGTCCACGTCACCGAGGTGGCGGTGGCCGAGCCGTTCCCGGCGTGGTGGCAGCCCGAGGCGGTGACGGCGCGATGACGCGCGACGTGAAGCCGTGCCCGCCTGGCGGCGTGGTGTACCTGTTGCATTTCGATCGGCCGTACAAGCACGCCCGTCACTACCTGGGCTGGACGCGTGACCTGGACGCGCGGCTCGCGGACCACCGCGCCGGCTCGGGTGCGAACCTGCTGGCGGTCATCAAGGCTGCCGGCATCGGGTTCGAGCTGGCGCGGGTTTGGTCGCCGGCGGACCGGCGTCGGGAGCGGCAGATCAAACGGCAGGGCGGCCTGTCGCGGTCCTGCCCGACGTGCGGCGTCCGGCCCCGAGCGGTGGCGTGATGGCCAGCGGATACGCCTACCAGAAGCGGTGGTTGTACGACCGGTCTCGAGGCATCCACCGCACGGTGGACGCCGCCCCGGTCGCGGACCGTGTACAGGCGCTGCTCGACGCGGGCTGGTCGCTGAGGGCGATCGCTGACGTCGCTGGCTGCTCGCCGGCGATCGTGTACCGGCTCAAGAAGCGCAACCAGGACCGGATCCGCACCGACATCGCCGCCCGCATCACCGGCATCGACGACGAGGCGCTGTTGGCC